ATGACATCCACACCGGAACATCACCCTGCATTCGAGCCGCTCGTGCGCAAGGTCGAGATGCGCACGAACCAACTCATCGCCGCGATCGTGGTCGGCAACCTGATCACCGCCGCGATCGTCGGCGTCGCCGTCATGCTCTTGACCGCCTAGATTCCGGGAGGAAATCATGAAGCAGATCGTCGCCCTGGTCGCCGCCGTCGTCGTGCTGTCGCTCGTGCTGTCGCACTGGCAGACGCTCGTCGCGGTCGCCCTGGCCGGCATGCTGGTCTGGCTTGTGGTGCTCGCGGTGTCGGGCCTGCGGGCTCGGCGGGTGAATGCGCGGCGGCAGGAGCGCGGCCGTCAGTCGCTCCTCGCGAGGCGCGCCGTCACCCAGCACGAGCTGTATCTCGAGGACGACGATCGCGGGACGTACGGGAACTACCGGCCCGCGGACCTGTAGGCGACGGCGGCAAACCGCTCCATCATCCCGATGATGGGGCGGTTTTGTGTTGTGCGTCACGTCGGAGGGTCCGGCCCCGGTAGGACCCTGCAGACCTGTGGCCTGCAAGTTTCGTCAAGGTGACCCACATTGCCTCGGCTTAAGTGTTTCTGTCGGTCCCTACGGCTTACGCTTCTCTCATCTGATTCGGAACCGGGGCGCAGGACCGCTAACACGCCACGAACCAAATTTGATGCAGACACGCCGACAGCTCGCACGTTCGTTAGGCGTGTTTGGCTCTAGGCTTTTTCGTAGACGGCTTCTCGAAGCTGTTTACCGGGTCCATGCCCGGGACGTGAGAGAAGGACCCCCGGCCGCCAAGCAAGAGGGTCCTTCCCGCGGTAACACCCCGCTTGATCAAGTAAGGAGAGTCCCGTCCTTGACGACTCTATCTCGCCCCAGTGAGGGCGACAACAGTATCCCCGCTCCGCGTTCACCGTGGTGGCAGCCCTGTGCGCAGCTCGCGTGCGCGGTCGGGCTGATCCTGGCGACCGTCTTCGTCGTCACCAACTCGCCCGATCCAGCAGTCGGCGCGGACATCGTGCAGACCGTGGCGCTGCTCGCCGCCGCCTACGCGGGGGTGAGCCCGCGCGAGTAGCTGCGCCCGACAACGAAAAGCGCCCCCGCTCTCGAGGAGAGCGGGGGCGCTTCTGTCGGTGCCTCGTCGTACTGTGCGGGGCGCGGCTCGGTCGGGGAGGGAAGCCCCGGCCGGGCCGCATTGTCACTTCGTATACGTCAGGTAAGTCAACGCACCCGTGGTGATTCCATTGACGCCAGAGAAACTGCTGTCGGCGTAGTACTCGAGCGTCAGCAAATCCCCTGCTTCGACGGTGACCGGGCCCGACACTGCGACCGCCCCGTTCGTATTTCCCGCCCCGATCGACGGGTAACTGTTCGGGTTGCTCGTCAGGACGACAGCGCCGTTCTTCTTCACACGGCACTGGTGTGTGCCGTACTCGCCGGGAAACTTCACCTGCGCTGCAATGGTGACCGTTCCAGCCGCATCAGCCGCGACGACCAGTGAATCGTCGGTGATCGCCGCTGTCGGGAAACCAGTGCGAGTGTTCCAGCCGAGCACCTTTGTCCACACACCGAGCGTGCCGTCCTGCGCCGTAGCGTTCTTATCGACACCGCCCCTCGCGGGCATCGGGACGATCTCGATCGAGCACTGCGTAAACGTCCGCTGGTTGTTGATCGAGCCGTTGGTGCGGAACTCTGGGACCACGATGTCCCCCGGGTTGAGCATCACGTTGTCGAACGTCTGCACAGCAGGGTTCGCGCCGATGAGCGTCGTGTCCTCACTGTTCGCGACCCCGTTGATCTTGTAGCGGGCCATGCGCGAACCAGTGCTCGACTGAGTCCTCGTGGTGATGGTGATCCGCGCGGGTCCACCGCCGATGACCTTGATGCCGTTTCCGCTCTTGACGGTCGAAGGGTAGGCGGCCCAGCTTGCCGCCCAGTTCGCATCGGGGATCTCGTACCACGTGTTCTGTGGGGTTCCGTTGAAGTCCGTCGACTGCAGACGACCGGCCGGGACGACCGCGGCTTGACGCATGTCCGCCGTTGCCGAGCCCGAGCCCGAGAACGCCGCGCGAAGCGCCGGAACAACCTTCGCCGTCGCGAAGCCCGAGCCAGAGAACAGTGCCGCGAACTGCTCAACCTCGACCACGGCCGCCGACGCCGATCCGTCGCCGGTGAACGCCGCCGCGAGTGCCGCCGCCATCTGTGCCGATGCCGAGCCGTTGCCGGCGAACGCTGCCTCGAAATATTCGACCTCGACGACCGCGGCAGAGGCCGAGCCTTCGCCCGAGAAGTTCGCCGAGACGGGGAACGCGCCACCCTCGACGCCGAGGATCGCCGTCGCCTCGCCTTCGCCGCTGAAGTCGGCGACCAGGCTGGCAATTGCGAGCACGGCCGCCTCGAGCTGCCCGTCGCCGCTGAAGTCGGCCGAGAGCGCGGGCGTGACGATCGCCGATGCTGTGCCGTCGCCCGAGAAGCCCGCGGACAGCGCCGCGGTCATGTCGGCGACTGCCGAGCCGCCGCCGGTGAATGCGGCGTCGAGCTCGTGCACGCCGCCGAAGGCGACCATCTGCGCCGTCGCCGCCCCCGCCCCGGTGAACTCCGCCGGGACGAAGGCGATCGCGAACACGTGCACGACGAGCCGACCGGAGCCGGTGAAATGCGCGAAGCCCGCGACGATCGGCATCGGGGCCGGCGGGAAGTCGACGACCGCCCAGTCGATCGCCGGGAAGTCGGCGATCGCCACGTCGGCCCGCGGGAAGTCAGCCAGGCCCACATCAGGCTCTGGGAAATCCTCCGTGCCGTTCGTGAGCATGACGATTCCCCTTTACGACTGCGTGTAGGTGGGCGTCACCTTCAGCTTGCCGACCGCGCCGAGCGTGGTGTTGACGACGGCGACGGTGTCGATGAACGTGCCGCCGGTTTGCGCGGTCCACAGCCCGGCCGAGACGTACTGACCCGGCCCAGCGTCGATCTCGACTTCGCTGCCGGTAATGGTGCCGTTCGACGCCGTGCCCCAGTTCGTCTGCTTGCGGGCGTAGCCGTTGCCCGCTGCTTCGTTCTGGCCGTTCGTGCCAGGGGGGCCCGTGTGCACGCTGATCCAGCCGCCGAGCTGGCCGTATTTGGTGGCGAGCTCATTCTTCGCGTACGCGGTTGCGATGGACATTCTTTGCTCCTGTCATGAGAGGGGGATCAGGTGTTTCGCCGCTGCGATTTGCCTTCGTACCAATCGAAGTCGGTCGACTCGGTCGAGTCCGCGCCGTCGGGATAGCTGATCTTGAGTTTGTATCGGGTGCCGTGCGGGATGAGATCTGCCTGCGCTGCTTCGACTTTGAAGACGACCGTGTCACCGAGCACGACGCCATCCCAGCGGGTGCCGTTTGCCCATTCGATCCAGGCTTCGGTTCCTTGGTTGAGTGCGCCCTTACGGTTCGTGCGCTGAAATATCCAGTCCTGGCCGTAGGAGAGAAAAATGTTGTCTTGCTTGGGTGTCCAGCCGAGCATCGTCGTCTACCCCTTTCACTGGTCGATCTCGACCGGCCGCGGGGGCACCTCTTCGCCGCTGTCGACGATCTTTCGAGACAGCCGGGCGACGTAGGCGCGAAGCGCGAGGACGAGATGATCGAGTTTGTTGATCGCTCGATCGCGCTCGTCTAGGCGCTCCTCGAGTTCGGCGACTTTGCGCCTGTACCGGGCGATCGCCTGATCGTGCCGCTCCTCGGCGTCGGCGAGCTCCTGCTTCGCCCGCTTCAATTCCTGCTGCAGTTCGCCGACGGCGTCGAGCTTCGACTTCGTTCGGGCCGCGATGATCGTCGCCACGAAGCCCGAGAGTGCGACGATCAAAGCGGTTACCACGCTGAAGTTCTCGACTGTGAACACTGACTCTGCTGCGACGACGTCCATCACCTGTAGCCCCTCTCTGCGCATCCGTACGCCAGCGCGGCATGCATCAGCGCCAGCCAGACCGAGATAGAGCCGGTGAGGATCGGTGTCGGCGGTTCGGACATCACCGCACCGATCAGGACTGCCGAGCCATAGAAGGCCCAGATGAACACAGCGACGGCGTGACCGATCACGAAGCCGCGGCGGCGGACGCTGGCCGCGAGCAGCACGACACCGCTAAGCACGAAGCCGATCACCCAGTACGGGCCCGCGCTCTCGATGTACTGCACGAGGTTGATCTGATCGGGCGGCAGTGGCCGGCGCACGAACTGTGACGGGCCGAGGTAGAGCAGCCCGACCGAGATCTGCATCGCGCCGCAGACGGCCGCCGTGAGGCGCGTGCCGAGCATCATTCGTCCGAACGGTGTCGGCCGCCCGGTTCGGCGATGTCGTGGCCGCCGACGTCTCTCGCGATCTCAGGGTCGACGCCGTGCTCGTACGTGGTGACGTTCTCGACCTGGCCGTCGATCACGACCGGCGTCTTGCCGGCGGCTTTGGTGATGCCGAAGACCGTAGCCGCGAACGTGAGCACCGCGGCCCAGCCGGTCTCAGTGCCGATCGAGTACCACAGCGCAAGCGGCGCGAGGACTGCGAGCAGCGCGTACAGCGAGGTTCGCCACGGTGACGTTGAATGCGTGAGCGCGAAGAGCAGCACCACGGAAGCGCCGACCACAGCCACCCACAACGCCGCCTCTTCTTGTGAGATGTAGCCGAGCCCCGCGACGAGCAGAACCGCGGCCGTCGCGTAGGTGTAGAGCTGTTCGCGAGCCGCCGCGGGGATGCGGTCGCGGAGTGTGTCGAGTGCCGACATGTTCAAGACTCCTTTGTGAGTTCGCCGATGACGCCGGATGGATGCCAGCGCAAGACGCCGCGGTCGAAGCTCTGCGCGCGTCCCCCGCCGTCGGTTTCGTACTCGTTCGATGTGGGCCAGCCGTAGGCGCTGTTCTCGTAGCCGAGCGAGGCCCAGAATTTGAGGATTGCGCCGTGCACGATGCGGCCCGGTTGACTGGCCCTGCGATAGATTGCGCCGCCCTGGAAAGCCTGCACGTCACCAGCGCCCGCGATGACCTTGTGTCGCTGCGTCGGGTAGCCGAGCTGACCCTGCTCCCACTGCACGCCCTTCCACGTTTCGTAGACCGCCGTCGGAACTGCGATCGCTTCGCCGTCCGCGACGTTCGGGTGCCAGTAGATCGAGCCGTTCTCGAAGTCGGCGTAACGGCCGATGCCGTCCTTGCACGGCCGCTCGCCGTCGTGCAGTCGCTTACCGATCCACGCGGCCGCGACTTTCGCCTCGATGTCGATCTCGTTTGCCACCGGAACGGGCGCGGGCTTCGGTGGGCCGTAGATGCCGAGGTGCCCGTCGCTGAGACGCTGCGCGAAGTTCCGCACGCGGGCGTCGCCCTCGCGGTAGCCGATCTGGAAATGCATCTCGTCGGCGCGGCCCCAGTCGGCACCCCAGAAGACGGTGCCCTCGAAGAGCCGTAGCCCTTCGCGGATCTTCGCGATACGCGCCGCGGGCATCGTGCGCAGACCCCAGGGGTACTTGGGCGCATTGAAGTCCAACGCCGTCCCCGACAGGTGGTTACTGTTCGCGACGTCGTTCGTCGCCGACCAGCCCCACACCGGCGACGTCAGCGGCTCGACGTTGTGGTGATACCAGAGCGTCCATGCGTTGAGGATTGTCGCGGCGTCGCCCGCTCGGATCGGCGCGGTGTTGGTGAACGGAAGCACGTTTGCCACGACGCATGCGTCGCGGTTGCACATGCGCCACCCGTTCTCGGAATACGTGTAGCCGTATACATTTCGGAAGCTCATTTGTCCTTCTCCCAGTTGATCGGGTCGGCTGCGAGCGTGGGCGCGGCGAGATCGTCGGGCTCGGGCTCGGCCGCGATCGCGGCGACCTCGGGCTCGGGCTCGGGCTCGGGCACGACGATCTCGTATCCGCCGGCCAGCCAGAGCGCCCCCGAGTGCGTGACGTCCTCGCGCACGTATGAGCCCGGTAGCCGGTTCATTCGGAGCGCGGCACCGTTCGGGTGTGCTGCCACGACGATCGCCTCGGCTGGGCCGTATCCGCGCTGTACCCAGACGGTCACGACGTCGGCGCTCTCCCCAGGCCTGTTCGGATCGGGCAGCGGCGGGTCGAGCCGGTACGTGTTCGCCTCGCCTGCGTAGCCGCCGAGGTTTTCGATCATCACTGTTGCTGTTGCCATTCCGTCACTCCTCGTCGATTAGGTACTCGATGACTGTCACCAAGCCCGCCGCGCCGGGGCCGCCTTCGCCGCCGCCGCCGAAGCCACCCGAGCCGCCGCCGGCCGGAAAGCCGGGCGTGCGGACTCGGTTCACGGACGTCCCGCCGGGTGCGCCGCCGCCCGACTGTGCGACCTGCCAGAGATACGGGTACTGGTAGCCCTGCGGGACGAAGCCCGACGAGCCACCGGGCCCCTGGCCGCTCGTGCCGCCGTAGTCGGTGCCCGCGTATGAGCCCGCGCCACCACCGCCGCCACCGGCGAGCAGCGCGATCACGCCCGAGCTGACCGACTCGCCACTTGCCGCGCCGTACGCGCCGCCGCGACCGCCGCGCATGACCGAGTAGCCGCCCGCGCCGCCGGTGTTCCAGTCGCCGCCGCCGGAGTTCAATTGGCCGCCGCCCTGGCCGCCCTCGGCGCGAAGGATGTCGCCGAACGACGAATCGCCGCCGTCGTGGCCCGCCGACCAGTTCCAGTTGTTCGGGCCCGCGACCGCGGTCTGCCCGCCACCGGGGCCGACGGTGACGACCACGGCGTCGGGGAGCCGGATAGCGGGAATCCGCTTGTTCGTCTTCACTGCCCCGCCACCGCCGCCGCCCGCGCCAGGAAAGCGCTGCCCGCCGTCGGTTCGGCGCACGCCCGACGCGCCGCTGCCGCCAGCGCCGCGCAGCACGAGGTCGATCGCGAAGAGATTCGGTGGTTTGTGCCAGGTTCCCGACGCGGTGAATACGCGCAGGTTTGTTCGGATCGGCATCAGCTCATCCGTTCGATGATGAAGGCGATTCCGTTGCCGCCGTTGCCGCCGCCCGACCACGTCGTGCCGGAACCGTGCCCGCCACCCCCGCCGCCGGCGAGCGCACCATTACCGCCCTTGCCGATCGCCTGCCCCGGTGTGCCCGCGGTGTGATTCGAGCCGCCACCGCCACCGCCGCCGGTCGCGATGATGTCGGACGGCTTCGAGCCATTCGCGCCGGGTGCGCCGCCGGGTGAGACGCCGCCGATGCCGCCGAAGCCGCCGTTGATGCCGTATCCGCCACCGCCGCCACCGCCACCGCCGCCGTGCAGATCGTAGGGACTGGTCGAGTTGCCGCCGGTTACGCCGGGCGCGACGCCCGTCGAGCCGCCGCCGCCCTGACCGCCATTGCCGCCGGGCACCATGCCCGCGCCACCGGCCCCGCCGAGCCCGCCCGCACTGTTCTGTCCGGTCGTGCCGGGCCCGCCGCCGTTGCCGCCGGTCGCGGTGAGCATGCCGCCGAAGGATGTGTTGCCGCCGCCACTGCCGGCGTCACCGGTATTGAAGCCACCGGGCCCACCACCGCCGACGGAGATCCACACCGGCGCGTAGGCCGTGCCCGCTGCATTTCGCTGTAGCAGCGGTGCGGGAATGGTGTAGTGGATTTCTCCACCGCCACCACCGCCGCCCGCGCCCTTGCCGCCCCAACCGAACTCCCACCGGCCCGCGCCACCACCGCCGCCCGCGCCGATCAGGATCACCTCGACTGAGGTAATCCCTTCGGAGGGGTAGTAGTTCTGCGGTGAGGTGAACACGATCGCGTTGCCCTGCAGAATCAACTGATTGAAAGCCGCGCGAAGCTCCTCGACCTGCCTCGTGTGGTCGGTGATGACGTCGAGCTGCGAGACGTAGTCGTTGTTCACGGTGTTGAAGATCGCCGAGAGAATGTTCGTGAATCCGCCGAAGAGATTCGCGAAGAGATTCCCGCGGGCCCCGAGCATGACAGCGTCGATCGGCCCGCGCTGCGCTTGCCGGGCGCTCGCCTCGGTGACGTCCTGAATGCCCGAGACGTGCTGGTTGCCACTGCCGCCGACGCCGTATGAGATTTCGGGTTTCGGCCGATCAGGGGAGGTCATCGACTTCAACCTTCCCGACCTGGGCGAGATCGCCCTCGACTGCCGGCGGATCTTCGGCACGGATCACGCCGCGCGCCTTGAGATCGTTCGCGAGCCTGATCAATTGCTCGGCCGACATCGCGTCGAGGTCGGGCGTCGGCTCGGCGGCCGCGGCGGCGACCTCGGTCTCGGGTGTGTCCATCGGCACCCACTGCAGCGAGCCGACGCCGAGCCAGTGCACGCCGTCGGCGTTACCGGGTATGACCTGTTTGATCTGCTGCAGCTCGGCGTGATGCCGAAAGCCCGCCTTCGTCAGAATCTCCGAGATGTCGCGCAGCTTCTCCTCGGTCGTGATGATCGAGTCGCCCTGGGGGTCGACGAGCGAGCCCGCGAGCGCCCAGAGTGCATGCTCGCGCGGATCGGCCATATTGCAGTTCGCCTGACTCGGAATCACTTACACCACTCCCAACTCACGTAGAGCGCCGAGCGCGTTCGCCGCTTGGCGTGCTGTCTTCTCGATCGGCGACTCGAGATCTTGCGGATCGCCGACTACGGCCTGCCAGCCGTGCTTGCCGCGGTCCCATGCGAGCTCGATCTCGCCGACCTGCTCGACGTAGACGCGGCCGCGCTGCGGTGCGCCGATGATCGTCGAGCCGATTCGGTCGCCGAGAAAGAAGTGCCCTTGCCCGTTGTCGCCGATGAAGTACGGCCTGCCATCGCCGAGTTTGAGGCGATGCGCCGTTCTGGGCCTTGACCTGTGGAAGCCCTCGCGAATTTTCATGATCGAGCTGAGGGTGTAGGCGCGATCTGCGCCCGGAACGAGGTCCTCCTGATAATGCGACCACCCATACTTGAGCGCGCGTACCGGGCTCTTGATGGACATCCACGCTGCGATCGTGTCGCTGTAGATCGGTCTCAGGAATGTGTCGGCGATCGTGCCAGCCGTCGGCTGAAATATGAGCTGCCCAAGGTTGTTTCCGACGAGCTGCACGCCCGCTGAAATCCCCTCGTTGATCCCATACATCGAGTGCCCGCCGGTGACCATCTGGACCGATGTGCCGCAGGTGAACTCCCAGTCGGCGGCCTCGACGCCGGTTATTCTGCCGTCGCGATAGACGACGTACGGCTGCCGCGGGTAGGTGCCGAGCCAGGTGCCGACGATGTTCTTGTACGGGTCGATCGGCTCGGTCGCCGTCGTCAGGATCTCGTCGACGAGGTTGCCGGCGAGCGTGACGATCGTGCGCTTCAGACCGTCGAAGATCGTGCCGCCGGTCGATGTTTCGTCCCAGTAGCCCGATTTGTCGACGACGTCGAAGACGATCGTGCCGTGCCGCAGATTCGCGCCCGGCCACGGCGGCGGGTCGCCGCGCAGGTAGCGCCGAGTGGTGACCATGAGCTGCGCATCACCGAGCGTCGGCGCGGCCATGTCGAACCAGTATTTGAACCGCGATGACAGCACGGTCCACGGCGAGGTGTCGCTGCCGAACGCATGCGGCTTGACGACCATGTTCCAGTTCGACATGTTGAGCGCCTGACCCCATTGCGCGGGGTCGAGCGGGTCATCGGGGAGCGCCCACCAATTGCCCTCCATCCTCATAATGTTCAGGAACAGAGCCAATTTCAGCATGTAGCGCGAGGGCCCCGCGAGGACAAACGAGCGCGGAAACTGCACGATCGCGGGGGTGAACGGGTTACACCAGACGAGCAGGTGCTTCGTCTCTTCCAGGTCGTCGAGGAACTGCAGCTCGATAAACCGTTTGCCGTCTTCGACTTTCGACAGCTTCGCCTTCTGCAGCCTGCCGCCCCAGCGGGCCCCGTCCTTGTCGACCGTGCAGTGCACGTTCTGCTTCGGTCGGCCGTACGGGTCGACTGCCCACTTTGCGAGGTAGTGGTCGTGCGGCAACACGATTCGGCCGGTGCCCGTGTTGTTCATGACCCAGCGGAATTGCGCTTCCCATTCGACCGAGACGCGACCGCGGTAGTTCATGTCGCCATCCCAGAGCCGCGTCAGGGGCGGCTTCCGGCGCCGGCGGGCGCGGTGCTTCTTCTTCTGCTCGGCGTCGTCGTAGATCGCTTGCATGCGATCCATCAGCTCTTTGTCGTGCAGCAGCGGATTGTCTTCGACGAGTGGCGCAGTCATCACTCACCCCCCATGATCGACGTCCAGTGCCGCTTTTGCTTCAGCAGCACGGTCATTCCGGGCGCACTGCACGTGATCGGCAGCGGTACGGCCGGTGTGTGCTTCGGCACGGCGAAGTCGAACTCGACGCCGCCGCTGCGCCCGTAGAACATCGGATTGACGTTCGACACCCACGTCTCGTGATCGGGGTAGGTGTCGATCGTCAGGTTCTCGCCCGCGCCGAGCGACGGCGTCCAGATCGCGCGATTGCGGTGCTCGTAGTCCTCGTGCGTCGGGTCAGTGATCCACGAGAAGTCGGGCACCTGGACGCGCCCAGCCCCGTCGATCACCCAGACGTGATGCATCGGCCGGTCGGTCGGGTTCGACGTCTTGACGGTCCCGCGATAAACGGTCGAGAGCTTCGTGCCGTCGTCGAGCGTGATCGGTGTCTGCAGATCGACCCGATTCGCCGCCGACGACTGGAAGATGTCGTGCACGTCGTCCTCGACCCAAAACGGCCATGCCGCCCTGGTCGTCATCGTCATGAGCCCGTAGTTGTTGACGCCGGGGCTCACGTCGGGTTTGAACGTAGGTGTCTGCGTCTTCTGCAGACCCAGCCGGCGGACACCCGACGGCGTGGTCGCGACGAGCTGTGACTGCTCCTCGAAGTCCCATGCCTGTTTCCACTTCGAGTAGACCGTCAGCCAGTCGATGCCCGGTGCCATCGAGATATGGACGTTGAACACCGCATCTTGCGCGTTGTTCTTCGAGCCGCCGTAGGTCGCGCCCTCCTGATATGCGCCCTCGGTCCATATCGTGTCGGTCGGCGTCTCCCAGATCCCCTCGGGGCTCATGCCGAGCACGACACCGCACTCTTCGGCCCCGAGACCGTAGATGGGCCAGTACGACCCATCTACGCCCTCGACCGCCAACTGCAGCAGCTCGTCGATCATGACTGCGCCCCTAGCTGCGACAGTGTTTTCTGCATGTCGTGCGTCCTCCACTTCCGGTAAGCGTCGTCCGCATCAGTCACGCCGTAGAAGTTGTAATTGACGGTGCGCTCGCCGCCGCCCTGCGATCCCTGCTGCCCGAAGACGAACTTCGCGCCAGAGTTGATCGCTTGCAGGATTGCGGGATTCGCGCCCGCGGACGATGCCGCGGCCTTCACTACAAACTCACCGGCGGTGAGCCATGCGGGGACGTTGTCGATACCACCGGGGCCCGAGACCGGCCCGCCGTTGAAATAGCCCGTGCGGGTCGGCCACTTCTCGAGCGTCTTCCAGCGGTCGATCGTGTACTTCATCGCGGCTACCGAGTTCGACAGCGGATTGAACGGGTCATTGACCAGTTCTGGATCGCGGTACGCGGCGAACGTCGGCGGCTTCACCTGCAGCACGCCCTCGGGATTGCCCTCGGGCGAATCGGGCCCGACGGCATCGGGGTCGCCGCCTGATTCGATGTCGGCCTGTTCGATCGTGCGGCCCAGGTTCGACATCGCGAGCCCAGTACGCCGCAGGCTTTCCTCGAATACCGGAGCCCACTGATCCGCGCCCTTCGACGGGTCGTAGACCACAGGAGAGTCGGCCAGGAAATCCGCCGGCGACCCCATCGTGCCGGGGTCGGTCATGACCGGCCGATTCATGTCGGGGCCGATCGGCAGGTACTCCTCGCCGCCCTGCTGCGCCTGCTGCTCGTTGAGCGCCTGGGCGAGCATCTGCCCCGCCTGGACTGCGCCGGGCAGCTCGTCGGTCAGACCGAGCACGCCCAGCACATCGGAGATCTGACCGCCGACGAAGTCCTTCGCGAAGTTGCCCCCGAGCTCGGACCACGTCTTAGGCGTATCCGACGACTTGCTCGAATCGGTCGAGCCCGCCTTCTTCAGCGCCTCGGTCGCCCGGTACAGCTCGGCGTCGGCCTTCTGCCGCTCGAGGTCGGTCGCGTCGAGGCTGTCGTAAATCTCGTTACGTCGATCGTTGGCGGCCTCGACGGCGAGTTGTGCATCGAGCCGCTGGATCTCGGCGTCGGTGAATGCCCGCTGCAGTCTCGGTGCCTGCGGTGCGGGCCCGTCCTCGACGTACGAGTTAACGTCGTCCTTCTTCTTCTGAAGATCGACGACCTTCTGCTCGGCGAGCTCGATCTTCTTATTCGCCGCGTCGAGATCGGCCTGCGACTTCTTGCCCTCGGCGACGAGACCTTCCATCTTCACGCCCGCCTCTTCGGCTTGCGTGACTGCGATCTGCGCCTGCTCGAGATCGAGCTGCTGCTTCTCGGTCCACTGCGGCCGCTGCTTCAGGCTGCCGCCGCTGCGCGACGTGCGACCACGGCCGCCGGCGGGGTAACCGCCGGGATCGTTCCAGTCGAAGCCCGGCCCCATCGGCAGGAACGCATGATCGGTGAACTGCGCCGCGTCCGCGCCATCTTTCCCGCCGACCATGCCGCCGCCGTACGAACCGCCCATCTCGACGTTCGTGCCGTCGGGCAGCGTGCCCGCCGTATGACCGCCATACGGGCCGCCGTTGAACCACCCGAAGCGCAGATCGCCCGGCCCGCCGCGGCCCATCATGAAGCCCAGCGCCGAGAGTGCCGAGCCCATCGTGGCTGTGCCGAAGCGCGCCGCGAACGGTGCGAGACCGACCGCGAAGCGAGCGATCGCCGACATCGCACCGCTGCAATCGCCCCAGTGCACGCCGCCCCAGTCGTACTGCGCGCCCGTCAGTGGACGTGCGCCGCCAGCGCGGCCCATCACGAAGTCGAGCAGCCTGCCGCCGTCCTGGTAGCCCGGCAGCTTCGGGAAAGTGCCCGCGTTGATCGCCGCGAGCTCGCGGTCGTACTCCTGCGAGCTGCGCCCGTTGATGACCCATTCGCCGGCGTCGACCCGAGCGAGCGGCATACCGTTCGCGCCGACAGCGAGAAAGCCGTCGGTGCGATCGGTGCCCGGCCCCGAGGTCGGCAGTCGTCCGCCGGTGGCGAGACCGGAGACCGGGCCGACGAAGCCGCCGCCCATCGACGCGCGACGGGCAGCCTCGAGATCGCCCGACCACTGCACAGCAATGTTCGCCGTGCGCGGCCGCGCCGCCTGGTCGATCGCATCGTTCGCGACCTTCGCCTGCGCGAGTGCCTGCTGAATGAGCAGTTGCACGTCGGGCTCGGCCGTCGACAAGTCGATCTTCGACAGCTCGGCGAGAGTGACGTCGCGCCCTGCGAGGAACTTGTCTATCAGCGCGCCGATCTCGGGCGAGACCTGTGACCGATCGAGGTTCGCGAGAGCATCGCGGGTGGCCTGATCTTCGATCTTGAAGCGTGTCGCGTCGGCGTCGATCTTCGGCACCGCGACACCGGCGTCGAGCTGCCCGAGTCGAGCTGCGACGGCTTGCATCGCGGCGAGCGCGGCGTCACTCTTCGCCGTGACCTCGACCTGCCCGGTCATCTCGTTGATCTTCAGCACGGACAGGCCGACGCCCTGCAGCGCCTGGATAGCCTGCTCATCCTTGACGATCATCGAGATCGTCTTGCCGCCTTCGAGTTCCTTCGCGCGCAGGTTCACCGCGGCGATCGCCTCGCCCGCCGGGCCCGCGCCCTCGACCGACAGCAACACGTCGGCCTCGCGAGGCAGAACACCGAACTGCCGAGCGAGCTCGGCGACCTTCTCGATCGGCAGATCGTAGGCATCGGCGAGACTCTTCAGACCGCCCTCGATCTGCGAGTACGCATCAGCGCCGCTGATGCCGCTCGACACAAGGTTCTTGAACTCACCCCCCAGCCCGACGAGCTGATCGCGAAGCGCCTTCGCGTTCGACATGTTCGGGTCGAGGTTGCCGTCGAGACCGAGCAGCGCCTGCCCGAGCCCGCCGACCGGGTCGACGCCCTGCTCGGCCGCTTTCGCGATCTCGCGCACCGCGTCGGCGGCCTCGAACATCGCGGCCTGGGCGTCGGTCTCCAAGATGCCGAGCGCCTTCAGCGCGCGCTCAAGTCCCTTGAGCTTCGTACCGGAATCGCCGGCGGCCTCGGAGATCTCTTTGAGCGCCGACTGAATCTCGATGCCCGCGGGACCGACCTGCTTCATTGCGTGCTGCAGTTGCTGATACTCGGCGCGCTGCCCCTCGAGCCACGCGACCGCAGCCTCGCCGCCCTCGCCGCTCGCGAGGATCTTTCGCCGCAGATCGTCGTACGCCATCGCCGAGCCGGTGACCGCGCCCGACAGATCTTCGTTCGTGATCTTCAGTCGGTCGAGGGTGCCCGAGATCGCCTGCCCGGATTCGGCGGCGTCGAGCTGTGCGTTGACGGCGTCGACCGTCTCGCCGCGAGTGAGTCCGATCGACCGGCCGAGGATGTCCCAGCCCGACGCGACCTTGCGCAGATAGCCCGGCCCCGTATCCGCGAGCTGCTGCTGCTCGGTGCGCAGAGCGCGCACGTTCGACGCCACCTGCTCGACGACCGAGTCGTGATCGCCCGACGCCATCGCGTCGAGAAGTTCCCGCTGCGCGGTCGCGCTGTTGCTCACAGAGTCGGCGAGAATGCGCTGCTGCGTGTTGGCCTTCGCCATCGACGACTGCCAGTTGATGACCGCGATCGTCGCCGCCGCGAGGGCCATGCCCCACGGCCCGCCGAGAAAGCCCGTCAGGCTCGACCCAGCGGCGCGCAGGCCCGTCATCGCGCCAGCCGCGACACCCTGCGTGCGTGCGAAGTGCGTCGCGCCGGCGGCAGCGTTGAGAAACGACGTCTGCATAGCGCCGACGACCGGGGCCCGCTGCCCGATCTGCTGGATCGCCGAGCCGAAGCGCCCGAGGTTCGTCGCGCCGTAGCCCGCGACCTGGGCGACGCCGCCGGTTGCGGTTGCGATGCCGCGCAGCCCGGTCGCCGCGGCCGTCGTGCGAGTCGTCAGCGGCGTCAGCGCCGACGACACGCGGCCCACGATCGCCGGAATCGTCTTGAACGCCATCCAGCCTGCGACGAGGGCCATCACTGCGCCCTCGTTGTTCTCCATCAGATTCGCGGTCAGCTCGAGCGCGGGCACGAGCGTCACGTCGAGGATTCGCGCCGACGCTTCGAGCGTCGTCAGAAAGATCTCCCACGTCGAAATCCCCAGCCCGGCCGAAGCCTTCGCGAGAGTCGTGCCGATCGAGCCGAGCGAGGGCCCGACGGCCTTGCCGGTCTCGACGAGCTGATCGAGCACCGAGCCGATACGCGAGAGGGACGTCACGACGACCGTCGAGTCGCGGAACTGCTCGAAGCCCTCGACCGCCGCCTTGCCGAATGCGAGCACCGCGGGGATGTAGCGACCGGTCAGGTCAGCCTCGAATGCCGCCATCACCGGCTTCGCCTTCGAGTCGAGCTCGTCGACACCCTTCGTCAGCGCCGAGAATGCGGGCACCGCCTGACGGAAGATCGGCCCGGCCAGCGTGGCACCGAAGCGGCCCGACGCCGCGCCGAGGTTCGACCACGCGCTCGAGACCGTCGTCGCCGCGGTTGCCGCGCCGCCGAGGTTCTTGTCGAGTGCGCGGAAGTAGGTCTCGGCGTCGACTTCGCCGGCCGCGACCATCTTGCGAAGCTGCTCCTGCGTGACGCCGAGCTCTTGCTGTAAGTACTGGTAGATCGGGATTCCCCGGTCGGCCAGCATGTTGATTTCCATCGTGTACGCGCGCTGCTGCGTCTGGACCTTGCCGAAGATCGAGCCCATTTCGGACAGCCCGACGCCCGCGATGCTCGAAGCGTCTGCGACCTGCGAGAGATACTTCGTCAGATCCTTACCGGGCTTCACACCGGCGGCGACCGCGGTCGCGGCGAGTGTGGCAGCGTCGCCGAGCCCGTAGCTCGTGCCCTTCACGGCGGCCAGCGCCGAGTCCATGATCTTCGCGGTCTGCGCCGTCGAGTTGCCGAGCGACTTCAGCTTGCCCTCGGCGTTGTCGATCGCCGTCAGCCGCTCGAGCCCCTTGTTGATCGAGCTCGCCAGGGTGCCGCCGACCGCGACGCCCGCCGCGACCGCGCCGATCTTGAGCGTCTTTCCGAGCCCCGAAGCGAGCTTCGAGCCCATGCTCTGCCCCGAGCGCTCGGCGGTCGACTGCGCGCCGTCGAGGGCCGACTGCACCTGCCGCGGCAGACGGCTCGTGTCTGCCACGATCGAGAGGTAACCAACACCAAGCTCAGTCAACGGACTACCTCCAGACGTGGATACACAGAACGGCCGCCGGGCAGTGATGCCACGGCGGCCGTTTCTGATGCGGTGCTATTGATTCGCGGCCTGATTGGCGGCCTGGCGACGGGCGAGCTCGGCGCGGATCTCCTGCGCCCTCGGGTTCGGCTTGCGCGGCTTGCCCTTCGGGGCTTCGCCGTTCTGCCGCCGCGCGAGCTCGGCGCGGATGTCGACGACCGTCTTCGGGTTCGCCTTCTGCTTCTCGGCCTTCTCGCGTGCCGCGAGCCGTTGCCGGGCCATCTCGATTGTCGGCACCGGGGCCGAGTCCTCGGGCGCGCCGATCATGCGCCAGTGAATGATTCGAAGCATGTCGAGGATGGACATACTCGCGTCGATGTCGGGGTCGGCATAGACGCCGAGCGGATCGACGATGCGGCGGAACGCCGACCGACCGGGCGCGTGTTCGAGAAACGCGCCCAGGTCGGCCCACGACAGCGTTCGGCCGAGCTCGTCGAGCGACCTGCCGATCTGCAGCAGGTCGGAGCGAATCGCCCCCTCTACGCCTTCTCGTTGGAGGAGTCGGAGGAGGCCGAAGATTTTTCCGAGTCGGCGGGCTTCGACTGTTCGTTCCAGTACTCCCAGATCTGCTCGCGCTCGCCGTACGTGAGCGATGCGACCACGACCGCGGCGTCGGGGTCGAGGTGCTCGAGCATCTGATCCATGACGTCGAGCGGCGTCGGGTAGCGCGTCTCGGGGTCCGAGTCGGGCATCGCGATTCGCTTCTTGTTGCGCTCGTCGCGCAGCTTCTGCACGTCGGCGAAGCGCTTCGTCGTCCACAGGTCGACAGCCTCGACGACCAGCTTCGGGACGTAGCCGAGCTTCGGCAGCGACAGGGTCAGATCATTACCGCCCTTGATCGGGATCGCCATATCGACCGTGTCTGCTTCGTGCGCTGCTGTAATTCGGAAGACCATTGCACCAGGCCCTTTCAGTGTTGCGGGATGTGTGGGTGCACCGGGCCCGAAGGCCCCGCCCGACAGGGGCGGCCCGGTGCAAGGGGAGATCATTCGACCCCCGTCGGGCGAGCATTCATTCGTCGACCGGATCGGTCGGATCAGGTTCGACGTCGTCGACCGGGTCGGTCGGCGGCTCCTCGTCAGGCCCAGACTCGATCTCGTCCGGGTCTGGGCCGACTAAGGGGAGGTGGCGAGTGCGGCGTCGTTGCGCAGTTCGAGGACGTTCTCGCCCTTCGCGCCGTTGCTCGATTCGTATGTCTTGATGGTGATCTGGTACTTCGTGACGTCGGTGTGAACGTCGGTCACCTCGGCAACCTCGGTCACCTGACCCTTCTCGACGACGTAGCGCTTCGTCTTCTCGCCGTCGATCGTGTCGACGATCCACGACTTGATCGGGAGCGCCTGCGAGGTGTGGTAGATCTTCTTCGCCAGGCCATCCGGCCCGGCTGCCTCGACGACGACGTTCTCCGCGCCGTTGACGGTCTCGAGCACGACCTCGTTGTCGTCCTCGAGCAGAGTGACGACGATTGCCTCGTCGTACTCGGTCTGCACCGTTCGGAACGTCTTGCCGCCGAACGCCTTGATGTCCTGCGTCGTACGGCTGCGCTGAATCGCGACACCGTTCTCGCCGACCGCACCGTGATCGTTCGCGACGAAGAGCGGATCGAGCGCTTCGAGCGCCGTCTCGGGGAGCTCGGTGCCGAGCGCCGCAGAGTGCAGAACACCTCCGTCGATCGGAGGAGTTGCCACGAAGGACTTGTTGACGTTGACCATGATTTGCCCCTTTCAGGCATCGTTGCACCGGGCCGAGCGGGGTTTGTGGGTAGCTGGACTAGCCGACTTTCAACAGGAGTTCGCCGGTCATCTGCCAGCGCTCCTGACCGGACTCGTCGGGCCAGGAGTACGGCCCGCCGTCTTCTTTCCAGTGGCGCACGAAGGCACCGAGCGCCCAGCGACCGGGCGATGCATTGAGCACCGCGCGGACTACGTTCGCCAGATCTTCGGCGTCGCCTTCGTCGTCGGCCCAGCACTCGACGAGCAGTCGCACGCGATCGGTTGCGCCGTTCGCGGCCAGGCCGCCGCCGGGCATGCGCGAGGGCCGAATCATGCGCGGCTGTCGAGGGTTCGGGATCTTCGTCGCGACCCAGACATCGGAATGACTGCCCGGCAGGCCTTCCGTGATCAGCGTCGTCGCGACTGCCTGCGCGGGCTTCGGGATGAAGAGCTCGGTCGTCATCGCACACTTCCCATCACGCGCACGAGCACGTTGTCGGAAGCGTTGCGCCGCCGCGCTTGGTAGGTCGCAGGGAAGACGATCGCGCGCCAGCGGCCCTGCGGTGCCTTGCGGCCCTGCCGAGCCGACCACTCGAAGCCGTCGCCGGCGGCCGCGGCCATCCGAGCGGCGAGCCCGTTCACCTCGGCGCGCGCGCCGGGCATGCTACGGACTTCGTAGAGTGCGTTCGGCTTCCACACAATCTTCGCTCTCGCCATCTGCGGGCACCTCCTCGACGAACTCGGCGGAATACCAAGCCGTGCCGTTGTAGGCCGCGAGCAACTGCTTCTGACTCGGGTCGGCGAAGATCAGCAGCACGCCGGTCTTGTCTTCGGTGCGAAACGAAGTGGTGTCGTAGACGATTTCGCCGCCTGCGTGTCGCACCAGCAGACCAGTCGCCGCGCCGCTGTTCATCCGTTCACCTTCCGCAGTTTCACGTCGGCCAGCCCTGGTGACCAGAGCGGGTTGTTGTCGTAGTCGGCGACGAGCCTCACTTGAAACCACCCTTCGCCGGGCAGCTCGATCTCGTCGCGCGCGGTGATCGCGAGCGACGTCGGCGGGTAGCAGGTCGCGTCGAAACTGACGCGACCTGCGTGCCCTTCGAGCTCGACCGAGCCCTCGCTGATGTACCAAGCCCAGACGAGGATCGGCTCGGGTGGAGCGAGCCCCGCGACGACGTTGCCGCGGGCGTCACGCTGCCCGGTTGCGACGTATCGGCGAAGCCGCGCGGGGAGCAAGCAGACGAAATCGGCCATCGCTACTGCTCCCCAGGGGCCCAGCCGTCGGGCCCGTTCACGAGTGCCCCGAAGAGCGGGTGCGCCTGGGACGCCGCCGGCGGCGTGGTGTCGATCGTGAATGCCTTGCCCTCGCGCTGGATGCCGCAGAGCTTCTGCAGATCGACGATCTCTGAAGGCCAGAACATCGACCGCCGCGCGGTGCGCGTGTCGATGGTTTGCTGAAACGGCCCGCCCGAGACCTGTGTGACTGCGCCCGTGCCCGAGTCATTCCAGCGCAGCACGGCACCGCGAAGGATTGCCTTCGCAGCGCCGGGGTGCGGGAACTCCTCGTCGAAGATGCACGGCGCGACCATTGCTGCCGTCGCGAGCGCGTCTTCGATCATCGCTTCGGCCTTCGCCTGGTCGATGTTCGGCGCGAACGCAGTGAGATCGGAGACTTCCAATTTCACTGCGACCACGAGATCACTCCTCGTTCTGCTCGGCAGCCTTCGGCGTCGCCGCCTTTGCCGGTGCCTTGCGGGGTGCGGCCTTCTTCGGTGCGGCCTCGGCCTGCGCGGGCGGTGCAGGCTGTTCCTGCTCCCGCTTCTCGGCCGCTTCACGCTCGGCGGCCTCGGCACGCTCGGCTTCTGCCTTCTCAGCTGCTTCGCGCTCGGCGGCCTCGGCCGCTTCACGATCGGCACGCTCGGCCGCGCGCTTGGCCTCGTCGTGCGCGAGCTCTTCGGCATCGCGCGTGTATCCGAGGGCGATCAGCGCCTGGTGCCCGACGTCGCCGGGCACCTCGAGCACGTCGCCCTCGGGCGAGATGAACTTCGGCATGGTGCGGTCCCCTTACGGCGTGGTGTTGGGCACGAGAACGCCGGCGGGGTAGCGAGTCGCCTCGACCCCGTTCAGGCGAGTGAGCGGGTTCGCGACCTGGAAACCGACGCGGAAGACGACGCGAAGCGCCTTGGAGTCCTGCTGCATCAGGTTCAGGATCACCTTGCCGTCGGCGTCCGAGATAACGCCTTCGGAGAAGAGATCGAACGTCACATCCTGGCGGACGCCGACGATCACCTTCGTCCAGTCGGCGGCGATGAGCGTCGCGGCGTCGGACTCCCACGCACCGTTCGTCACCTCGTTGAGCGGGTAGCCGTACAGGCCGCTCGGCTGGCCGCCCGCGAGCCCCTGGCCGGGCGTGTAGATGCTCTGCCCCTGCGCGTTGCGCAGACCGACGAGCTTCCACTGCAGACCGGGCCGCGACGCGAAGCCGTTGACCGAGAAACCGTCGTCACCGACCTTCCCGGCGAGCTCGGCGACGTCGACACCGATGTCGGCCCCGGTGCCCTCCTCGACAACGTTGCCGGCGGCGATCGCACCGGGCACAAGCGCGGACGCCCACGATGCGGGCTTGTCGATGCCGAAGAGCCCGGCGCTGTCGACCTTCTTACCGATCGCTTCGACGAGCAGCGGCTTCACCATTTCCCAGAGCGGCAGCCCCGAGTCGGCGACCACGGCGTCGGGAATCGGGACGATGACGGCCAGCTCTTCGGCCGTCATGGTGACGTTCTTCCAGTCGCTCTTGCTGGTCTGCTTCAGACCAGTGTCGCCGTCGACCCAGTAGGCGTCAGGCAGCGAAGCGAGCACCGGCTGCTTCGTCTTCTTCGACGACATGCGGATCGTGCGGGCGCGGGAGAGAAGCGCCGACTGCGACGGTGCCTCCTGCAGTACTTCATTGATGACCTGGTCGGGCACCTGGACGTCGGTCAGGTCAGCGCGGCCAAGCACATTGGCGAATCCGGCCATTGTGGTGTTCCTTTCGGATTGTCAGCGGGCAGAGAGGCTGTCGCGCAGCCAGTCGCCGCTGGGAGAGTTGTCAGAGCCGCGCCCCTGATTGGGGTTCGGCTTCGGCGCGCGCGGCCCGTTGGCCGCGTTCGCGTATTCGAGAAGCGCGTCGGCAGACGCTTCGATCTCTTCTTTCGTCGAGCCCGAGAGCAGCTTCGCGGGCACGCCCTTGTCCTCGGCGATGTCGCGGCGCAGTTGCCCGAGCTTCAGCTCTTGGTTCTCGCGCGCGAGCGTTTCGCGCTGCTCCTGCTCGCGCTGCAGCTCGGTCTTCTTCTCGTCCTCGAGCTGCTGATACTTACCGGCCTGCTCCTTGAGCTGGTCATAGTCGGAGTACTTCGCGCGTTCGCGCTGCAGGCGCTCGCTAAGCCGCTCGTCGAACTCCTCTTGCGAGGAGATCGGCCGGAATTCGGCCGCCTTCTGCTGCGATCCCTTCGGCTGCTCGCCGCCGGTGCCGCCCTGCTGCTGCTGCTCGCCGCCCTGCTGCTGTCCCTGGCCTGCCTGTCCGCTCATCTCATCCTCCGTTAGCCCGTCGGCATCTACTTGGCCGCCCATTCACCGCTGGGCGTGTGCGTAAATCCCCCGCTGGTCGGCGGGAAGTATGCGGACACGACGAAGGCCCCGGAGCGGGATGCTCTCGGGGCCCTCGTGGTGTGCGTGTGAGGCTTAGTCAGCCTTCGTTGAACGATGCGGGCATGTCGGCGACGCGCCCTTGATTCCAGCACTGCGCGAGGCGCATTCGGTGGGTGCCGGGCTCGGCGGGGAGATACGGATTGGCTGCGCCGATCTCATTCGCGGTCGCCTTCCCTTCCGCGTATGCGGCACGAAACTCGTCGCCTGTCATTGCAACCAATCCCCTCCGCGGCTCATGCCCTGCTCGCCGTTCAGCCAGCTTTGCCGGTATCCGTCGAGTGTAGTTCGACCGTGCTTGTCCCAGTAGGCAAGTAGCTCATCCGACGCATACTTGCGCGCGGTCTCCTCGTTGATCTTCCAGAGATCGCGTGTGTCGAAGTCCATCGCCTCATGAGCTCGGTTCAGCATGTAGCCGTTCGTCGCATGCTCGGCGGCGAGGTGTTCCTCGTGCACGACCATCTTGTATGCGTCGCGCGTGACCTCGTCGAATCCGGCCCCGGTGTGACCGTTCTTCCGCAGCACCGAGATCGCGTTGTCGCGGCGCTGCCGCTCGACCGTGATTCCGAATGCCTTCTCGGTGGCTTCTTCCCAGTCCATCCCTTCGGCGAGTAGCCGATCGTGCTCAGCGTTCTGGGCGGCACGCTTCGCTTCGGCGGACGCGGCACGCTGCTCGCGGGCCGCGGCGTTCTTCGCTTCGCGCTTCGCCATCTGCTCGCGCAGCACGGCCTCGCGAGCCTCGAGGTGATCGAGCGCGTCGAAGTCGCCATCGAGAATCGCTTTGTCGGCGGCGGCGGCCAGGTCGTCGAGGTCGTCGATGTGATCGAACGGCTTCGCGGCGGCGGCCGGCGGCGTCGGTTTGGGCGTTGGCTTCGGTGCGGCGACGACGGGCTTCGGTGCCCGAGCTGCGGCGGCCGATGCTCGCATGTGGGCGAGCACGGCCTTCTCGTCGATCGCGCCATACTTCCCCGCCCCCGACGTCGCGCGAACGGCGTTGATGTATTCCTGTTCCCACTGCTCGACGTAGCCCGGCGGGATGTACTGCTGTCCCGGTCTGACCTCGACCGCAGTGCACCGGCAGCGATCGTGGTAGCGGTGCCCCATCGGCTGAGAGCCGCGCGTCGAGGGGCCCCGACCGACGACCGAGACTGCCGCGGCCTGCGATGCGTAGACCGCGCCACGGGTCGCCATCATGCGGCAGAACGCGCACGCGGTGCCCGACGCATGCCGGGCCCACGTCGAGCCGCTTTCCTGTCGGCTGTTCTGAATCACCGTCTCGCGATTGGCATCGAAGACGGCACGCTGCAGCACACCGGCGAGCCTGCCGAGCGCGAGATCGCCCGACGCGCCGAGCGCCCAGGACGTCGAGCCCGCCAGCTTCTCGGCCGGCGGCATGCCGAACGCGCTCGGGTGATAGTCCAGATCGGGCGCACTCTCGGCGTACCAAGCGGCCCCGAGGTCGCCCGACGCCGCGGCATACGGATCGACGACGTCGGGCACCGCGGCGGTGATGTACTCGCGGAACGCTGGCGGATCGAGCGACGATGCGCCGCGCCAGACTTCCGTCAGATCCCGCACCGCGAGGGTGTTGAGCTGATCGAGCGTTTCCAGCCGCTCACTCGGCAGGGTCGTCATCGGTCACCCTTCGACTCGCGAGTTCGTCGACCTGCGGATCGCGCGCCGCGTCGGCTGCCGCACCGGGCAGACGATCGAGGAGCGACGTCACCGAGCCCCGCCGGCGGTCGAGTTCGATCTGCCGCTGCTCGTCGGGCGAGAAGCCCGCCCGGTCGAGCAGAACGCGCGAGTGCTTCGGCACGACGTCGGCCGAGGCGTACTTCAGCACCTCGTCGGCGGCCGCCGAGCGCGTCGGCGTTGCCGGATCGCGCCACTTGACCGAGACCACATCGTCGAACTCGTCGGGGATGCGCTGATCTCGCACGAGCAGGCAGAGCCGCGCGACCTCGGTCCACGCGCGACCGAAGATCAGTTGCCGCCGCTCGGATCGTTTGATGAGCCGCGATTCCATCGCGCGGATCGCGTCGGCCGAAGCCGCCTGGTCGGTCGCGAAGCCGAGATAGGTCGCGGGAATCGCGCACTCGGCGGCGAGGAGCTGCGCCAGGCCGCGGACCTGCTCAAGATACGGGCCCGGCTGCGACTGCGGGAACTGCCCGACCTCGGGCAGCTCGCCGTTCTCGTCTCGGCCGATGCCGAGCATGCGGCCCATGATCGTTTCCCAGCCGGTGACCGGGTTCCCGTGCGCGTCCCTGAATGCATCCTCGTCAGCGCCGAGCGCGTATCGCTGTGGTGCTTGGTAGAACTCGCGGTGAACCTCCATGCCGAGCAGCGTTCGCACCGCGGTATCGGTGTAGCTGCGCACAGCCTTCGAGATCTCCGATCGCCCTTCGGTGCGGCCGGCGCGCGGGCGGTTGACGATCTGCGCGGCCAGCACGCGGCCGAGCCGATGCTGATCGCGGTCCTCGAGCCTCCACGGTGCGCCCTCCGCGGTGCGCGTGAGCCTGATCGTCTCGTCGGGCAGGAGCAGCGTCACGCCCACGACGGCCTTGCTCTCGTCGTCGACCTGCTGCGTGAGCGACGATGACAGCCGCCGCGAGCGCGGGTCGTAGAAGCCCGTGGTGGTGCGGCCTGACTCGATGGTGACGAGCGGGTTCGGTTCGCCCGAGCCGCCGCTGCCGACGGTCACGAACGCCGTGCCGTACACGAGCGCGTCGATATGCCCGAGACTCGAATCGACGGCGAGCTCGTTCGCCTTGAAGACGCTCTTCAGTCCGAAGTCGGCCCCGGTCTCGACCCAGCCCTGCCAGTCGAGGCGCTCCTCGAGCACCTCGACCGCCGAGCCCGACCATCCGATGACGGTCGCGATGTCCGAGAGCTGCGGCGGTATCGAGATCCCCAGCTTCTGCACTCGCTGCTCGCCCTCGAAATAGGCCGCCTTGACCGCGTTCGACTGATTGACCGTCGCGAGCTTGCCGATCAGTGCGGCGACGAGCTGCTGCTCGTCGTCGCTCACCTGCTGCTGCGTCAGCAGCGACGGCGCTGCAGTGATCGGTACTGGGCTGCTCACATGACCACCACCCTCGATTTACGGCCGCCGGTGCGTACCTTGTTGCTGTTCAATGCGATTCGCCTGCCTAGTAGAGCGCCGACCATGCACACGGCGAGGTCGACGAGTTCGCCCGAGTCGCGCGACTTCTTTCCGAGCGATTGGCCCCACTTGTTCGGGCGCATCTTCGCGTTGTGAACGTGCCTGCGCAGGCGCGAATCGCCGTCGTGCAGCAACGTCGCGTCTTCGTCGATCATCTGCACGACGAGCTCGGCCATCTCGGTAAATTGCTGGTTGCGGATCAGGCCCCCGCGCTGCGACAGCCGCATGTCGAACTTGACCGAGTGCCCTTGCTGCCCCGGAGTCGCCCAGAGCTTCAGTCGCTTGGCGAAGTCGCGGTGCCAGCCGTCGATCAGGTCGGCCCAGTACAGCGCCTCGTCTTCGTCATCCTTTGCCGGCGACGGGTCGACGCCGAACCACTCGACGCGGTACAGATCGAAGGTCTGCCGCACCACGCCGTCGACTTCGTCGCGCGGCACCCGGTACGGGCCCATCTGTTTCGCGTCCCAGCCCTTCGGCTTCTCCCACTTGCCCAGCGTCGACACGAAGCCGTCAGACAGACGCGCCGCGACGAGTCCGGTCGCGTCTTCGGACTTCGAGCAGTCGAGAAAGAGCGCGATCTGATCGCCCGGTTCGAGCGCCAGGTCGCCGCGCGCCAGGGCGTCGAACTTGCGAGGGTCGACCCAGGCGTCGGCCGCGGCCGCGAGTCCGTTCAGGTAGAAGCGGATCGCGTCGGCGACCGTCGTGCGGCGGTCGAGGATTTCGTCTTCGAGTCGATCGAGGTCGGCCCACGGTGCATCCATGTAGGCCGCGGCGAGACCAGCCTGCCGCGACTCGTCGTCGAGCAGGTCGGTGTCGGGCGGTGCCTCGATCGAGTCATAGAGGATGTCTCGACGCTTCGCGTTCGGGTGCTGCTGGTCCTGCCAGGCGTCGAACGACTGCTCGGCGACGGAGTCCATGCCCGATCGGTGCGCGTTGGTGTACTCGAAGACGCGCGCCTGCAGCTCGGCCGGCGACTTGCCGACGTTGCGTCGAGCGACCGCGGCGACGTCGTGGCCGCCGTTGGTCTCGGTCATGTGATGCGACTCGTTGAGCATGATGTGAGTCGCCGGGTCACCCTCGGCCGTCTTCTGCGACGCCGTCAGCAGTTCGGTTCGGCCACCCTGCGCGAGTGTCGTTCTCGTGTCGCCGCAGTCGAGGCCGAACTCTTCGCGGGTCGACTGCGGCAGCATCGCGTTCGCGACGCGCAGCACATCCTTCGCCTGCGCTTCCGAGTTCGCCGCGATCTGCACGAGCGGCAGCCGGTGCCTGATGCCGATGATGCGGCCGTGCTTGTCTCGACCTATCTGCGTCGGGCCGAAGAGCTCGAGGTTGCAGATCGAGCCGCCGAACGGATCTTTGCCGGTGCCCTTCGAGCCCCGTTTGATCGCCGAGCGGTACAGCCAGCGGCCCGTCACCGGGTCGACGGCGTAGGCGAGCATCAGAAACATCTTCTGACCGGGCGTGTATCGCCACGGTGCGCCCGTCGTCGGGTTGACGAACCACTTCTCGGCGAACCGGATCAGTTCGGGGCCGAGCGAGACCTCGGGCAGCTCGGCGAGCCGGTCGGGATGATTCCACGGCAGGCACGTATCGCCCGGCCACGGAATCGTTCGCCATGCGCCCGAGCTCTCGTCGATCCAATAGCCCGGCAGCAGTTCAGTCTTCGGCCGCTCGATCGTGTCAGCCCCCGAGGACATCGCGGTAATCGTCCATGCGGGCGACGCCCGTCGGGGCATCGTCGTCGGCCGGGGTCGCCCCCGCGAATGCCTGCGGGTCGACGTAGCGCAGCCGCAGGTCTCGGCGGAAGTCCATCGTCGTGCCGAGCAGCTTCTCGCGCGAGCGCAGCTCGGTCGACGCCTTCACGTCGCCGTCGTGGAACTCCGCGGCGATCAGCGCGGTATCCATCGCGAACTGCCAATCGGAATCCGTCCAGAGCACGCAGTGCGGCATCGTCGAGACGGCTTTCCACCATCTGCGCGTGAGCGTCGGCCAGCTCTTCCCCTGCAGCCGCTTCGAGGGCAGCTTCGGCGCACCCTCGAACGGGACATCGGGCACGTCGGTCCAATCGTGCTTGAGCGCATGCCGATTGACGCGCTGCCCTTCGGGCTTCGGCTTTCGTCCAGCGATCGCCATATGCGACACCTCCCGATCCGCTGTGAAGTTGTGTTTGACCTGCGCATCCGCCAAGGCATGATGCAGCCGTGAAGAAATACATTTGGGTGCGCTGGGTGGCGCTTCCGTTGCTGGGTCTCGCCCTTGCAGTCGCTGCTCTCGCTCTTCTCGCCGCCCAACCGACAAAGCCGGGCGCTACGAGTCCTGTTCCAGACAGACTGCAACTGGTCGGCGCTGTCGTCGCACCGCTAGGCGCTGTTTTCACCACGCTCGGAGTCGGTGTCGCGCTGTTCGTCGCGATTCGCGACAGCCGACGTTTCGCTCAAGAGGAAAGGCGGAGGCGAGAGGAAGACACCGAGCGCCGAGCCGATCAGGCCCGTCTGATCCAGGTCAGCACCGTCAGTCGCCCGAATATGCCGCCAGGGAGCACGCACGTCACCCTCACGGTCCACAACCACAGCAACTCGCCGATTCTCGACGTAACACGCGAAATACCGAAGGGGCTCACAATCGTGCCAGCCGTCCCGGCCGAGATAAGGCAGACCACCCCTCCGACTGAACCTGTGCTCAAGCCGGGCGAGTCATGGGAATGGTCGTTCCTATGCGATCCGATCTACGTCACGACCGCAATCAACACGGTCTCAATTGCATTCACCGATGCCGCCGGCGTTCGGTGGACGCGGACCTACAACCAACCGCCCATGCTCGCCGAGGCGGCCACCCCCTCGACGTGACTAACGTGTGAAACGGCCCAAGTCTCTGACCTGGGGCTTTTCACACAAATTGGCAGGCCCTATGCCCTCCGTAGGCGCCGGACCCGGGGGGAGGGGGGTGCACCCCCGGTGCATAACCGCAGGTCAGAGGCTTTTCTGCCTCGGGGTCAGGAATAGGGGTCGCCGGGGTGCTTTTCAGGGGGTCGCCGGCGACGTCTGGCACGCCCTGCAGCGGCTTCGCGCCCCGTCTTCGCCTTGTGGTGCGGCACGCAGAGCGTCTGGCCGTTGTCGACGTCGTACTCGGCACCCCCGTCGGCGACGTTGTCGACGTGGTCGGCCTGGACGTCGGCGGGCTTCGCAGTCGGGCTGCCCTGATAGCCGCACACTCGGCACCGATAGCCGTCGCGGCGCAGCACCGCTCGTCGCCAGGCTCGGTGCTCGGCGGTGCCGGTGCGCGGCGCGGGGCCGCTACTCCACGCCATGACGGGTTCGGCTCGGGTTCGGGCCAGGCTTGGGCACTATGGCTGTCCCTACGCTAGGCCCAGGCGATCGGCGAGGTGCGAGCTGCGCTTGCTTCCGATCGAGCAGCCGATCCATCTGCGCCTTCAGCACGACCAGACCAGCGCCATTGCCGATGCGCTTCGCGTGTCTGATCTGCGCACTCATGTCGAACAGTTCATCGTCGAGTGTCTGCATCGTCGACCTCCATCGCCGCCATTGGCCGTGTGCGGTGTGATTCACTTGACGCAGGTCGGGGTGGCTGCGAGCGCTTCATGGCGCGATTCGAGAGAGGTGATCCCGAATGTCCCCGATGTGGTACTGGCTCGGTGACCATTACTGGTACACGATCTATCCGCTCGAAACGCTCTTTCATCAGCTCTTCGGCTGACCGCACAATCCATCGAGCACCAGTGCGTGCGCGATCATGACCGGGCCGCCCAGCGTCGGCGGGGTCGAGGGGTGTCGGCATGCACGCCCCCGGCAGGCACCGTGCCCTCGGGATAGATGTGGATATGCACCACGGTCGGGTGCCCGCCGGCCTCGGCGTTGATGCCCGAGGCGAGCTCGTGCATGACGCCCGCTGTGATCTTGGCGATCGACTTGACGAAGTGACGATAGAGATCCATCGAGTGCACCTCTCCTGCGGCGGGAAGATGAACCTGCTCGGAGCAGCTACGCCGGGAAACGGGTCGGCGCGTGCTTGGATTCCGTGGGCCCCGTCAGTTCGGAACGGGCGGTGACTTTGACCCCGAGCAGGAGACAGAGGTGCGCCCGAGCCGTTCGGAACACCGCGCTGTCGAGCAGCGGGCTACAACGAAGACTCGGGCGCACGTTGTGGATGCTGAGAGATTCAGGAAGTGGATACACGTCGTCCCACTGCAGAACATCCTTGCATGCAGGTCAGAGCGTTTCAAACACTACGGGCGCAGTGGGCGTGTCACAGCGAGGAATACGTGCGCCGAAGAGCCTCGAGCGTATCCGCGCCGAGGATGGTGCCGAAATTGACGTCGATGGTGGATTCACCGATGTCCACGTACTCGTTCCAATGCCTGCGGAAGTGCGAGGAGAGCCGCCCGAGATGGTGAACGGCGTCCTCGAGTCCCAGCATGTGGAGTTTTGTTGAGGCGACGTCGATATCGGTAATCCATTGGCTCAGCAACAACATCTCGCGATCCGCGATCTTGTCGGCATGCTGCAGAAACGCCGCGTGCTCGCCGTATCTGCTGACCACCGTGCATGCTTCGGCGAGGATCTGAACAGTCATTTCCCGGCGGTGCCGCCTAAATTCACGTTCTTCGTCGGCCTCCCGCTGTTCGCGGGCGCGGTCGTCGTCCGCAATCCGCTGTTCGCGAGCGCGGTCGTCGTCCGCTATGCGCTGTTCGCGGGCGCGCTTGTCATCCGCCTCCCGCTGTTCGCGGGCGCGATCGTTTTCGACGCGAACCTGCTTGAGAAACTGCTTCTTACTGTTCTTCACCTGGTGTCGGATGCCGAGGTAAGCGATACAAGCGGCCAGAACCGCGAGACCGCCAGCGAACACAGTTGCCCACGGCTGCGAAAGCCCCGATGACGCGGCTGGAATGTTCTGCACGATGACTTGGGGCAGGTCGGATACCGGGGCCACTGGCGGCGCGGGTGCGGATGTCGGAACAGGTTCGGGCGCAGGTTGCGCGAGCCATCCTTGCCAGTGGTTCAATTCGGGTCCAATCGTCGTCGGCGGATCAGCATATCGGCTCGGTACGCCACCTTTCCGGGGCGGCCGCGGCTATCTGATGGGACCGCGGCCGCTCGGGTTACGAAGCGCTCCTCTCCTCGCCCTTCGCCCGCTGGGCCCGCACGTCTCGCACTCGGAAAAGCGGCGGGTCAGATCGGCGCATCCAGAAGTCGCAGATCGTGCCGTCGGCCTGCCGCCAGGCGACCGGGCGGATCGCCTTGCGCGAGTGCCATGAGTAGAGCGTGCCGATCGGCACCGGCTCACGAAGCTCGCGCAGGACGACGACGAGCTCGGGCATCGTCAGGATCTGATCGTCGATGTGCTTCAGCATCGCCCGATCGAGATCGCTCACCCGGTGATGCGTCCAGCAGTGCGGGCAGCTCACGTACTCCTCGCCACGCTCGGCGTACAGGTCGGCGCTGCACGTGAACGGCTGCCGCTCCTCGTCGTACAGCACGTGCGGACACGGGCCCTTGTAGATCAGATCGGGCAGACGGTCGACGGCCTTGCGCGCGTTTGCGATCGCGTCGGTGATGCCGTCGTGCAGCTCCTCGACGGCGGGGTGCCGGCGAATCTGATCGGGATGGTGCACGAGCCAGATCGCGGCGAGCTCGGCGTCGAGCGCGGTCTCGGTCGACAGCAGTGCGGGATCTCGACGCTTACCGGTCCGGTTGTTGTGCACGAGCTGCCGCAGGCCGCGGCTCGCGAGTGCGGCGTCGAGATCTGCGCCGGTGAGCGTGGCGAGATCGCGTGCCCAGGTCGAGACTTCGCTCGTGAGCAGATCGAGCGGCCGTTGGGTCGGGCGGTTGTCGAATCGGTCGAGCCGGATCGGCAACGCGGTCTCGGCGCTCTTTCCGCCGTTGCGGCCGCGGCTCATTCGGTCGAGCCGGGCCCGAGTCACGGTCATGTCGGAAACGATGCCGGGCACCGCGCGCAGATCCTTTATCAACACACTTATGCACAGTGTGCATATCGGCAGATCGTCGGCGACGACGCGCGAGCAGTTGAAGCAGTCGGCGCTCATCGGGCCAGCCCGCCTTTCAGTTTGGCGATCTCGCGCCGCGCCTCGGCGATGGTCCGATCGTCGCCGCAGACGATCACCGGGCGCGGCGTGAGCATGACGGGCATGCCGTACGACCAGAATCCCGAGTGCTTCGACACCTTCTCGGTGTGGATGCGCCAAAGCGGCCGATACAGGCCGGTCGATGCCTTGTTGATGATCATCGGTTTCTCCTGCGGTTCTGGCGAGTCGGGTTGTTCGCCCACATCGGCGGCGTGTGCGACGGGCGCGGAAGTGCGCGCTGTTGCGGTGTTTCGGGCTCGGGCACGGGTTCGTCGAGCAGCCAGTTGCTGACCGCGCCGAATTCGCCGGGGTCCGGTCGAATGGTCATCGAGAAGCCCGTCACGCCGGGAATCGCGCTGGGCTGCGGCTCGCAACTGATCACCACGCCTTCGACCCGGCGGCCGGTGGGCATCACGAAGGCGACGCGGGCACCTTCGCGCGGCGTCAGGCTGTCCGTGTACGGCCGCTCGCGCTCGTCGTCGCCGACCTCGACTTGCCAGCCTGGCCGCGAGAACGGGTTCGGGTGCGCCCACATCCGCTGCCGGATCGCCTGCACGGCGCTGAGCGAGTAGCCGTTCGACAATTCCGGCGCTTGCGCCTCGCTCGACGACCAGGCGAGCGTGAGCGGCCGCGACGTGTCGGACGCCCGCAGGTTCTCGCCCCAGTCGCGCGAACCGTATCGCTCGCCGATCGTGTAGTCGTCGCCGACGAACATCGGCTCGCCGTCGGGAATCTCGCGACTGATCTCGCCTTCGGGCTCGACGCCCTCGATCTGCGGCACCATCGAAACGTCGAGTGCCGCCGCGGTGCGCAGCAATGACGCCCACGCTCGGCCCCATTGAGACTCGCGGGTCGGTCGATTCCGCCGTCGGCCGACGTAGACGAAGAATGCACTCTGCGGTCGCTGAATCGGGCGGTCGAGGTAGATCCTGCGGCCGCTGCGCATCCAGTCGCCGCCTTCGACCTGCTCGACACGCTCGACGCGGCCGATCCAGCGCAGAGTGCCGCTGTAGTTGTCCACGTAGACCGGGGCCCCGACGCTGTAGTCGTAGCGGGCGAAATCCTCATCGGTGATCAAGATGCCGCGCTGCTGCTCGGCGGGCAGGTAGTAGCTCTGCGCGAATGCACGCGACTGCTCTGCAATCTGAGCTATGTAGCGGTTGATGTCGTCACCGACGGGCCAAGTCGGCTCGGGTTCGCCGGCGCGGATGCGATCGAGCTGCGCTGGGTTCGCGACGGGTCCGATGAACGCCGAGCCGGGGCACCAGAGCGGTGTGTCGTCCTCGTCGCGGCGATACTCGGCGAGCGCGGTCTCGCAGATCGTGCAGCCGCAGTAGCTGAGGCGCATACGGCGCATGCGCTGCGTGATCGGCAGACCGTGCCAGTCGTCGCCGCAGTGTGGGCAGTCCGCCTGATTGATGTTGTGGTCGTAGCCCGAAGCCTCTTGCTCGAGCTGGGCGTCGACCAGGGCGTCGATCTCGTCGATGATGTTGCGCTCGCTCACAGTTGCCCCCATTCGTGGCCGCAGTTGCAGATTCGGATCACTTCGTAGTCGGATTCGTCGACAGGCTCGGGCGGCAGATTCGTTGTCACGCTTCGCACCGGGCCACCGCCGCCCCATGACTGGATTGACGTCGTCTCGTGCACGATGTCGTCGCACTGCTCGCGCCAGGCCGCCACTTCGGCCGCGGTCGGGATCTTCGGCCTGCGGATCGAGTGGCAGGCGATACGGTCGCACTGCGGGCACATCGCCCAGGCCGTGAACGGCTCAGCGGGTTTGTCGCACCAGATGACCCACGGTGCCGCGCGCTCGGTCGGCTCGAGCGTGTGCACGCTGTCGTCGTACGGCTTTCGGTCGGTCCACCACTCCCACATGCACAGCGCGAACCATCCGATCGAGATACCCGCCGCGATCGTGACGAACGCGATCTGCTGCGTCGTCATCGGCTGCCTTCGTTCGCGCAGACCGAGTGCCGTCCGCCGGCGACCCTCTGGCCGATCTCGATAGGGTCGCCGCAGACAGGGCAGTCGGGGATGACGAAGGGCGCGCAAGGGACGCCGCCGACGGCACCGAGCGGCACCGTGCGGTCGGCATCCTTCGCGATGCGGCTTCGCTTCGCCGGGTAGGTGCGGCGGCTCATCGGCTGACTCCTGTCCAGTCGATCTTGGGTGCGTAGTGGCACGGCAGCTCGGGCTCGTGCCAGCCGAGGTGCTGGGCCCCGATGGTGGCGAGGGCCAGAGCGTCGGATTGGTTGTCGTCGCGGATTCGCGCGTGCGGCCAGAGCTCGCGCATCGCGGCCATCACCTCGGGCTTGTCGGCGCGGCCGTTGCCGGTGGCGAAGAGTTTGACCGTGGTCACGCTCACGTCGATGACGGGGATCTTCCGCAGTGCCAGGAACTCGACGATGCGGTGAAACAGCGCGCACCGCTCCTGGAATAGCCCGGCGTGCTTCGGGGCCGTGTACGGCAGCGCCTCGATGACGACGAGCCGAACGCCGCGAGGCATCGAACGCATGACTCGCTCGAATTGCTTGCCGACGCGGATGCTCCTCTGAGCCAGAGTGTCGCCGTTTGACCCCCCAGCGCCCACAGAGAGCAATTTCGGGACGTTCGGGGTGTCAGCGGTTGCCGGATCGTTCAGAATCGCGATTCCAGCGGCTGTGAGACTCGGGTCAAGCCCGACGATCGTCGTCACTGGGCCGACTCCTCGGCTTGCATGCGCTGCAGGCGCTTCGCCCGGTTGACGCGCATGGGGTGTGCCGGGAAGTGCTCGAGCGGGTGTCGGTCGCCGTTGTAGGCGGGTGTCGTGCACGGTTCGCCGGACTTCGAGCCGCAGTAGCGGCAGCCGATCGTCAGAGCGAGATCGCGGTCGACGATGAAGTCGAATCCTTCGGCCTCAGGCATCGCGCACCACCCTGTGGATAACCGCGATTCGGCCGCGCGAAGCGACGGCGATCTGCGGACCCCGAGCGATGAATCCGGCCCGAATCTCGCGCACGTTGCTTACGTAAGACGAAGAGATTTCGCGTAAGTAGTTATCTACGTAAGTCCGTACGTTCGTACGTAGGGTAGTGCCATTGTCAAATCGCATGCGGTTCTTCGTTTTGCCATCGTTTTGCCATGCGTTTTGCCATATGGCAAAAGTCGCCCTCAGTCGTTCCATCTGGACTCTGCCCCCTTCTTGCCTGCCGCTGATCGCGCGTCGTGTAATGCCTGCTGAGCGAAGCCGACGGCCTGTTTCGTGCCGTAGTTCTTGATGCGGAAGTTGCCCGGCGGCTCGACCTCCCACAGCCCCGCAGAAACGAGCATTTTTGCCTCCGCGGGCGTGCAGTGGATGAACGGAAGCGCCGCCTTCTTGATTTGCCCGTCGGTGCCGTTATTTGCGGAATATAGGTACGAAGCGACGTAAACGAACGCCGCTCCCTTGCCTTTTGCGCCCATCCCGATCAGATCGAGAATCTTGTCGTGCGTGGGCAGGTTGGTGTCTGTCCGTGCCCAGGGAAGAGCCATTACGAAGCCCTCCTCTCGTGAATCGTCGTTGGTAGATGCCGCCCGGTCATCGGGCACAGGTGCCCGGCTTTGTCGTTGTGCCGCCAGACGCGGCCCGTCGTCGTCGTTGCCACGACCGACCGCCAGCAGACCGGGCAGCGGGCGCTCATGATGTCCACTACTGCCCCCTGCACTCGCGGTGCCGCACCATGCCCGCCGGCGGCCTCTCGCCGCATTCGGGGCACTTCCGCTCGGGCGGCGTCGCTGGGTTGCGCTCGCGCTGAATCGCGGCCGCGACGGGCACTCTGTCGGTGAGTGATTCGCCGGTCATGACTTCGCCTGCTCGGCGAGAATGGCGCGGGCGACGGCGCGAAACTTGTCCTTCGGCGGCTCGGTGCCGAGATCGTGCCAGCGCAGCAGTTCGGGCTTCGTCGTCCATGCGCCAGACCAGGCGTTGAACGCGATCTCGGCCAGGTGCTCGACGACGTCGGGGTCGGGCGCGAACATGTCGAGTTGCTGCTCGGTCATAACGTCGCCTCCCACGGTTCTGCCGCACTCTCGCGGCGCACGATGACCACGGGCCGCCGCGCCGGGCGGTAACGCTTCGTCAGCTCCCAGCCGAGGTGCTTCACGGCCTCGGCCTCGGTGAGCACGTACTGGAACGGGTGCATGCATCCCTCGTCGGCGATCCACGCGATGCCCCAGAGGTAACGCTCGAGCCCCTTCGGCCAGCTGACGGGATGCTTTGTGGCGCAGTGCCCGAGCCCCGAGTGTTCGCAGGGCGGCATCACGCACCGCCGATGATGCCGCGCAGGTCGGCGGGGTCGATGTCGTTGCCGTGTCGCTCGGCGCGCTCGACGTGAGCCTCGATGCGGTCGAGGGTCGTCTGCAGGCGCTCATTCTCGGCCTTCAGCTCGTCGATCTCGCGGACGATGCCGGCGATCGACCGGCCGCAGTCGTGTGTCATGACCTACTCCTCGATCCGATTGATGCGGTCGGCCAGCCACTCGCAGTACGTGAGCGGGCTATTCGGGAATCGCCGAACGGCGTAGCTCGTGTGGTCGCCGCGAAACAGGTAGCCCTTCGCGTCGTGCTTCGCCTGGCCGTACTGGGCGAGCGTTGCGGGAATGTTGAGCCAATCGACCTTGACGGCCTGCCAGCGGCCCGAGGTCAGTCGCCCGAGCAGATCCGCGCCCCAGGCGCGCGGGTCGACGAGCGAGAACGCCGCCGACTGATCGGCCAGGGTGCGCAGCGGCGAGTCGGACGGGCAGCAGCAGATGACGTCGGCGGGGTCCATCACGTACCAGACCGGGAAGCGACCGGGAATCGTGCGATCGCCTGCGATGCCCCACGCGCCGCGCTTCGTCGAGTGCCACGACGGCTGCAGCGGGTCAGAGATCAGGCCGACGCCGCGGATGTCGAGGTGGGGATGCTGCCCTTTGCCGATCTCGGCGGCGACGTTGCCCGCTAGCGCCGAGCCGCCCGAGTAGCCGAGCAGCACGACGGGATTCGGGTCGCGGTCGATGTAGTCGAGCAGGATCGCCCGGCCAGTGCGAAGCGAGGTATCGAACGCCGAGCCGAACGGCGTCGGCACCGGGCCGTATTGCGCGGCCCAGGGCACTTCGCGCACGACGAAGCGCTTCGGGTCGAGGTGCTTCGTTACGTTGGCGAGCATGCCGTCGTCGCCCATCGGCTCGCCGATTCCGCGGCAGCGTAGAACGGTGATCACAGCAGCCTCTTCTCGATTTGTTCTGCTACCCACTCGAGGCCGATCGCGACGAGAGCGGCCGCCCCCGCCGCCGTCAGTACGACGGCGGGGGCGAGTGAGGCGAGCTGGGACTTACTCATCGCCCGCGGAGAAGCTGGGGCCTGTGAACTCATGGACGGTCGCGCCGTCCTCGTCGGTATCGCCCAGGCCGTCGTCCTCGTCGGCGTCGTCCTCGTCAGGCACCGGCACCGGCTCGTCGTAGAGCGTGGGCTCAGACTCCGGCTGCTCGTTGATCTTGTCGGTGACGCCCGAGAGCACGCGAACAACTTTCATGTTCACGGACTTACGAGTGCCTTCGTTCGCCATCGCGCGCTCGTTGTGAGCCTGGCACGTCGCGAGAATGGTGTACGTGCGCTGTTCGCCGATTTCGGGGATGTCCTCGAAGTCTTCGGCCGAGAGTCCCGAGAACTGCAGGCGAGCGGAGTCGATGAACGGCTGATCGGTCATGTGCTGATTCCTTCTGTTGGGGTCGGGTTACAACTCGATTCCGGGCTCGGGGCCGATTACTGCTCGGCCGCAGGTGCTGCGGCCGCGGCCTCGGCTGCCTTCGCGGCGTCGGCGGCCTGCTCCTGCTCGAGAAACGTGCTCAGCGCGTCGACCTGATCGAAGGTCAGTTGCCGCGGATCGGTGAGCTGATCGCCGAACTGCGCTTTCAGGTAGTCGAGCTTCGCTTCGGGCGTCTCGTACTTCTCGTTTTCGAGAAGCCCGCCGAGCTTCTTCAGCTGCGCCGCGGTCGCGAGCTTCGCCTTCGGCTCGGGCTTCGTCTTCGCTGCCTTCGACTCGTCAGTCTTCGGCTCGGTCGCGACGCCCAGGTGCTCGGCGAGCCCGGCCGTGCCGCGGCGCTTCGGGCCCTCGACCCGCTCGGCCTTCGCCTTGATCGGCTGCGGCTCGAGTTCGAGTTCTTCGCTGGTGTAGGCGATGCCGAGCAGGATGTCGGGCGCGATCTTGCGGCAGACCTCGGCGGCCGCCTTCGCGTAGAGCATTGCCTGCGGGTCTTTCAGATACTTCTCATTGCCGATCAGCTTGCCGTTCGCGTTCAGGGCATACTTGCCCGTCTTCTCGTCGATCGTGGGGACGTAGCCCGCCTTCAGTGCGCGCTCGAACGTCCACGTCGACTCCTCGACGTACGCCTCTCCTCTGCGCTGCGCGGCGACGGTCACCGACTCGTCGCTCGACTCGACGGTCCAGACCTTGTGCCCCTTCGACTTCACGATCGCGACCATCGTGCGCGTGTAGATCGACGGCATGCCGTGGACGGGAAACACATTCTGCAGCGACTGAATCGGGTTGAGACCGATCTCAGCGCCGTACAGGATCGCGGCCGTCGCGTCGTCGGGCTTCTGTCGGTAGATCGACGGAACGATCGACGTGCGGCACATCTTGTCGGCAAGCTGATAGGCGACGTCCATCGCGTCGGCGTGCTGCATCAGCACGGAGATCGCGGTTGTCGGCTCGACGCTCGCGGGGGCCAGCTCGGCGGCGGGCGTGTACTGCTCGATTTCGTTGGTCATGTGGGTCAGTGCCTTTCGGTCGGCTCGGTTGCGGCTTCGATGTCGTCAGGGTCGGCTTCGGATCGTGGGGTGATGTCGAGGCTTGGCTTGCACACCGAGTCGGAGCGGGCGTTGATCGCGGCGGCGAGCATTCGCGCCGTTGCTGCCTGCTCATCGGTGAGGGTCACGAGCGCAAGGGTGGCGTCGTCGCACCCTTTGGCCGTGATCACGTATTCCTTCACGCTGCTTCTCCTAGGTTTGTCGGGTCGGCGTCGGCATTTGCCTTGATCTGTGTGCCGCCGCTCCCGTGCGGGCTTCGGGTGGCGATCACTTCGCGGTAGACGAGCGCGGTCTCGGCGGTGCCCATCACGTCGAGCACGCGAGTCTTGAGCCCGCGCAGGCGTTTCTTTATTGCCTTCTCTTCGGCGACCGCGGTCAGGTAGTCGGCGGCGAGCACCTGGTCGAGCTGCACCTCGCGGCCGTCGATGTCGGGGTGCATGCGTTTCACCGTTTCGTAGGTGCTCACGCTGTCGTCGAGCGCGGGCGGCACGCCGGCGGCGATGCTCTTCTGCCACGCGATGACGGTTCGGATGATCGCTTCGGCAACGTCGGGGTTGTATTCGACGGTGTAGATGCGCGGCTTTCCGTACTGGGGCCACAGCACGAGGTCGGCGGGTTCGGTAAATCCGGTGATCCGCTGCTGCGTGATGATCTGCGCGGCGTAGTCGGCAGGCACCTCGCCCGAGCCGTCGTCGCCGTACTCGTTGAGATCGCGGGCTGTCTTGATCTCGACGATCTTGCGGCGACTGCCGCGGGATGCACGTCGGTCGATGGTGGCTGCGTTCGGGAACGGGAGCGCGTCGTCGAAGTACTGCACCTCGCGGCGGGACAGTCGCCAGCCGGGATTTTTGAACTTCCAGTACTCGGCGGCCGCGAGCTCGGCGGCGTGGCCGTAATCGAAATCGTCCTGCTTCGAGTCGCTGATCGGTTCGGGCGATACGTTCCCGGCCTCGATCTGCCACGAGGTGTACTGCGACTGCCAGCGCGAGATTCCGAGGATCGGTGGCACCTTCGACGGCGTGAGCAGCTTCTGCCACTCCTCGGTTCCCGGTGCGGCGAACGTCTCGACGATGCGGGCGGTCATCTTCTGCTCCTGTCGAACTTGAGATTGGCGGGGTGTGTGGCGATTACGGAGTCGCCGTAGTAGACGAAGACCAGGCCGCGCTCGTGCGTTGCGTGGCTGATCACGCCGGGCTCCTGCGCGCCGGTCGCCGGGTGCGTGTAGATCACTCGGACACCGGGGTTCTCGATCGCATCGGAGAGCGTCATGCCGCTATCCCTTCGCGCTGGGCCCGACGTTGGCGCTTCGAGTAGCAGGTCGAGCAGCGGCCGCTCGTGCCGTACTGCACGGTGTCGGGGCGCTCTTGGATGCTCACCGACTTCGGTCGCATCGCCGCACCGCAGTCGATGCAGTCGGCCTCGCTGCTGTTGATCTTCAGGTGACGATTGAGCTGCAGCGCGGACTCGATGTCTTTCGCGACCTCGAAGGCAATCTCGGGGTTCAGTCGCGGCAGGTTGCCGGTGATCTGCTGGGCGATGATGTCGACGACGGTGCTCATGACTCGCCGTCCAGGCCGAGCATCGCGAGCAGTTCGCGCGCCTCGGGTGCGTCGGCGGCGTGCGCGCAGACAGTGCGGGTCGCGGCCGCGCGCATTTCGGGTGTGGTCTCGGGGATGTTGCCGAGCTGGGCGTCGGACTCAACTTGCGTCACGGTGTCACTCCGTTCTCACGGTCGACCTGGGCGTCGCGGGCTCGGTCTGCGGCCGCACCGTCGTCGAAGACGGGCTTCTCGGTCGGCATTGGGAAAGCGATCAGGTGCGCGCACTCGGCCAACTTCTCGCCGGGCGTGACGATCTCGATGTACGCGGTTGCTGCCCCTTGGGCGCCGGATTGGGCCCAGCGCTCGGGGCCGACCTCGGTCCAGACGCTGTAACCGTCGAGCTGCCCGGCCTCGTTGATCGCGTCGAGCATGCTGTCGACGAGCTCTGCGGAATCACTCACCGGAAATCACCGGCCTCGAGCTGCCGCTGCCGGTCATCGAGGGTGATCGCGAGGGCTACGGCTTCGCGTGCCTTGACGAGATCGCCCGACTGAATCGCGTCGACCGCGACCTGATCGAGCCCGCGGGCGACGTCGCGGAGATCGACGCTCGGGGCCGTGCTCATGTCGTCGCGCAGCAGGTCGATCAGCGCGCGCAGTCGACCGATGGTTTCCCGCACCGACCGCGGCGCGGCCCAGATGATCGAGTCGAGGTGTTCCTGTGCCTTGTTGCACCGGCGCTCACGCTCGGCGCGGAAGATGTCGGCGGCGATGTCGGTGCTCATGCCTGCACCAGCCAGCCGTAACCGATGATCGCGAGCACGCCGCCGACCGCGAGGATCAGTGCCCACTTCTTCCACCACGCCCACTGCTCGACCACGACGTCGGCGGGCTGCTCGAGCTCGTCGTCGATGACCGGCTCGGCGAGCGCCTGCTCGAGCTGCTGTGCGGCGTAGACCGCGCGCCCGTCGCCGAACTGCAGCTCGACCGACCGGCGGTCGCGCGTCAGTTCGTCGTGAATCGGCGTCGGCTCGTCGAGATCCTGGCCTTCGGCGTAGACCTGCTCGAGCGGCATGCTGATCAATTTCGAGTAGTCGAGGTTCATGAGTGCTCTCGTTTCTGGCGAAGTTGTCGAGGGAAGTTCGGGGCGCGTCAGCACGGGTACTCGCGGTGGCGCTCGTCGAGCGATTGGGCGGCGTCGCGCAGCATTTCCGCCTGCCGCGCAAGGCATATCGGCCGGTCGACGGGGATTCCGAGCATGTCCATCACGACCGAGCCGGGGTCGTCGGGATCGGTGCCGATCACGACGACGGTCGTCGCGTAGTGAAGCCGGTCGGCAATGGCGACGATCTGCTCGCGCAAGTTCTGCTCGGCGCTCATGCCGCCACCTGCCGACGCTGCGCGATGAAGCGCTCGAGGTCGGCCGCGGCGATGCGGTGCACGCGCGGCGACAGAACGATGCGGGGAATGCGCCCGGCGCGGGTCAGATTGGCGACGACTTTCGCCGAAACGCCCAATCGTTCACCGGCTTCGGCGTACGTGAGCAGTGGATCGGATGTGGTTGCAGTTCCGCCGGTCGACAGGCGGGAGGTAGACTGCCTCAACGATCTTCCTTTCATCAGGTGGGGGCGGGTCAGTCGGTCGTCAGGTGTTCGCGCACCTGGCGGCCGTTTTCTTTTCGGTCAGGCCGCATGCGAGCGGCTCGCCGCGCCCGTGAGTCGGTCGGCGATCGCGGTAATCACTCGGCCGACCCATTCCGAGCGCGGCTCGCGCTTTCCGTTCTCGACGTTCGAGAGGTAGGTCGAACTGACACCCGCCTCACGGGCAACATCGTCGATGGTCATCCCCGCACGTTCCCGGAGGTCTCTTATGCCCTTGCCGAGTTCAGTTGGTCTCTTCATGGGGAATAACATAGATGTTATTCCCCATTGTGGGCAAGTGGAATCTTCAAGTGACGACGTAACTGTTGCGCCTAATGGGGAAGAATGCCTACCATCACGTGCATGTCTAAGACCGAAGATGGGAAAGAATTCGATGAGGCCACGCCGATGACGGAGGAAGAGCGGGCACTCTGGGGGAGGAAGATTAAGCCCGCTCGGCTGGCTGCCAATCTCAAGCAGGAAGAGCTCGCCGACATTGCGGGCGTCGACCGAAAGACGATCGGGAACATCGAGCGCGGAAAGGTGGTGCCGCAGACCGCGATCCTGCGTCGACTGATGGTCGCGCTCGATATGACGCCACATCCGTCGGACGAGTGGCCGGAGTGGTTGAAGACCTACTTCCAGATGATCGCGCCGCTACTGATCCGCATCGAATCGCCGCGACGCGAAGAGTTGATGCGCGAGACGATGTTCATGCTCGGCGACGCGGTTGCCGGCGGCGGTGGTGCGGGAAACCCTCTTAGCGCTCGGGCGGCCCAGGCGAGGGGGATGGGCCGCATCGCGCTTGCACCGGAGGCCGGGAGCAAGCTCACCGAGCGCGAAATCGCCGAGCTTGCGGAAACCGCGGCGCGCGAGCGAGACGCCGAGGAACAGGTTCGAAGTGAAGTGAGCAGAGCTGCCGAAGCGCTCGGCTTCGATTAGCCATGAGCCCAATCGTCACGCTGACTCTGTTGGTCTCATTCATCGCGCGGTGCAAAGTTTGGCGGAAGCGATCGACGCGATCCATGACTGTCGCGGTGGGATTCCTAACCCTGAGCACAGCCGCGATGCCGCCGATGCTCGGCGACGCGGTGATCGACCCCGCGCTGCAGTCGCTCACCGGGTACGCGAACTGGTCCGACCTGATCTCGGGTCTGCTCGTGGGCCTCGCGTGCGCGGGACTGCTCGAGTTCGCGATCGCTGCATGCGGCCTCGGAATCTCACCGGGCGTCGTGCGCTATCTGACGGCGATATGGACGCAGGTGCTGCTGATGCTGTGGCTCACGACTTCGGCATCGAATTACGCCGTCGCGTGGACACCCGAGATTGAGACAGTAGGCGTCGGCCTCTACTGGCTGTGGCTGCTGCACCTACCCTTCGGAACGATGATCGCGCTCGCGACACTCACAGTGCGGATCGTCCCCCGATCGCGCGGGCGCGTGCGGTGCGCGTTCACGCTTACGGGCATCGCCGCGGCGGCGGGCTTCGCGTACTGCACCACCTCGGCGGCCGCGGTCGTCGTGCCGGGCAGGAACTTCTTCGTTCGGAATCAGGAAGTCATCGGCGCGGTGACTGGCGGCGTCGCGGTGGCAGCGCTGGCGCTCGCCGGGCTGTGCGGCGTCGTGTGGAGTCGACGCATTAGGCAACGGGAGAGAACGAATGGCACAAATCGTCGACCAGTGGACTAAGCGCGTCGAAGACGGCACGAACGCCGACGGGTCGAAGCGCTACAAAAAGGTGCGCTCCGATCGGTGGGGGAAGGGGAAGCGCTGGCTCGCCCGGTGGGATGAGAACGGCCGTCGGGTGTCGCAGAGCTTCGAGACGAAAGACGCCGGCGAGGCATTCCTGTCGCGCACGGTGACCGAGCAAGCCGACGGTGTCTATGTCCAGAAGTCGAAGAAGGACGTGACACTCGAGCAGGTGTGGCCGCTGTGGTGGCAGGGCAAGGCGGGGAAATCGAAATCCACGCGCGACGGTTACCTCGCGGGATGGAAGCACGTCGGGCCGAAGTGGGGCGCGGTGCCGTGCCAGCAAATTACCCGAGCCGCGGTCGCTGCGTGGCTGCCGACACTCACGGGTCGGTTGCGCGGCGAGGATGGCGAGCCGTTGCCGCTGGGCGAGTCGTCGCTGCGGAAGGTGATGATCGTGCTGCACGGCGTGATGGAGACCGCCGTCGAGGAGCGAATAGTGCTGTCGAATCCGGTGCGGATGAAGGATGCGCCGAAGCAACGCGCGTCCGAACGCCGCTACCTGTCGGTTGCCGAGCTCGACCGACTGCTCGACGCGATGCCCAGCTCGGCGGCCCGGCTCGTCGTCGATGTGCTCGTGCGTACCGGGGTGCGGCCGGGCGAAGCGTTCGGGCTGCAGGTCGGCGATCTCGACGCGGTGCGCGGTCGACTGCGGATCTCGCGCGACGTTGACGCCCAAGGCGAAGCCGACGACACGAAGACGCGGCGTCATCGCGACGTGCCGGTCGGTGGCGATCTCCTGCTCGATCTCGAGGATGTCGCCGAGGGCCGCGACCGCGGCGAGTGGCTGCTCGGCGACAGCAAGGGCGGATGGACGCGCGACCGCTGGCGTCACGTGTGGTCGGCCGCGACCGTCGAGGCAGGCCTGCCCGGTCTCGACACATACGAGCTTCGGCACACCGCGGCGTCGCTGGCGATCCACTCGGGCGCGAACGTGAAGACCGTGCAGCGGATGCTCGGGCATGCGTCGGCGGCGATGACGCTCGACATCTACGGGCACCTGTGGGACTCCGAACTCGACGCGCTTCCCGCTCAGATGGACGCCCACATGCGCGCCGAGCGCGAGCGGTTCAAAGAGCGCCGAGCGAGAGCCGACAGACAGCAGACAGACAGCAGAACGGGTTAA